ACTAGTGAAACTGCATCATCAAATCCTGAAGCATAAAATGAATTTGCTGCATGATATATGTGATGGTTTTCTGCTTGGAATATTACATCATCCCAAGTTACACCACCTTCTTTCAATCTTTCCAAATACTCATCAATAATTACATCATCAGAAGTTCTGGGACATTCTTCTTCTCGTTCAAAAGAACTGAATATAATATAATCAATATGATTAGTGTATTTTAAAACTTCATCAAGAAAGTAAATTGAAAGTCTTCTATAGTCTTCCCAGTCTGGTGATTCGGTAACGTTATAATTTTTTTGTCTGCAAATTCTTTCATCTTCCAAAAAGTATTTAATTACTCCATCTTCTATTAAACAAGAAGAACCATGGTGTGAAATATTAATTCCAAGAATTTTCATACTAACTCACATTTGATACAACTATTAATTCTTTGTTTTCAGGTAGCCACAAATACTCTAGATCACTATTCTCAAGACTTTTAATAGCATCTTCAATGGTATGAACTAAGGGTTCTCCAGCAAGATTGAATGAGGTATTTCCCAAAATTGGTGGGAAGTCAGCATCATCACTACTCCAGAATTCATGTATCAAGTCATAAAAAACAGGATTTTGTTCTCTTTCTAATGTTTGAATCCTGCATGTATTATCTTCATGCATAATTGCTGGTATTAATTCAGCATGGGATTCATTTTTAATTGATACCGCGTAACTCATCCATGGGGAATCTTCTATTCCTTGCATATCAAACCATTCAGCAGCATATTCTTTAAGAATTGTGCCTGCAAAAGGTCTCCAAGACTCTCTTTTTTTTAATTTATTGATGTATGCTTGACCATGAGGAAGTTTAGGATCAAAGACAATAGATCTATTTCCTAATGCCCTAGGGCCCGCTTCCGCTTCTCCTTGGAAGAGTGCTACTGCTGCATTACTCGCGAGTAATCCAACAATATCCTGAATGTTTATATTTTTGATTGTCTTCATTACGAAGGTTAAAACTTTTTTATTATTTATTCGAGTGTAATAGCAGGTTGATCATAACAGTCGGGACAATCCTCACTTCGATCCCAACTCAATGCTTCTGCAATAGTAGGAAAGTTGCAGATGAAGATACACCGTGCAGACTCTGCAATGTCCATGTGCTCCTTCTGTGTGCCGTTTGCAGAGCGCAAATCGATATAATGGATCCATGACCTTACAGAGCCAGTCATGTAGAGTTTGGTGGGCACAGCGAGGGGAAGCACAAACCGGGCACACTCCTTTGCAATTTCATCATCAAGCATTGACTGATACAAATCCATACCACGCTTGAAATGATCTTGCATTAGGATCTGATACTTCTGAATCAAGAATGGATCTACATCATCAATACTATTCTGACGATTCTTATCATCCTGACGACGAAGTTCAGGAAGGGGAATAGTATCCGCAAGCATTGAACTATCGGCATACCTTTGAGAAAACTCTTGATATGTAAATGATCTGTGCCGAAGTATTTGAGCCGCTAGACCTCTTGTAGTTTCAATCTCAAGAGTCATGAATGCTTGCTCAAAGATGCTCCAGTGATGATGTTTAATACAATACTTAAGGAGACCCGCAATCTTTTCATTCTCTTGATTCTTAGGGTTACTCACACGGGCGCAATAGGCCATGTGATTTTCTGCATTGGGTGTAACAGAGATCAATTTGCAATCATTCATTTGTAATACTTTCTTCTTCTAGGTTCTCTTGGGTTGTTTCTTTTTTTAATCTTTTTTTGTACTTCTTACGAACTTTCTTAAGTAGGTTTCTTTCCTCCTTAATCATTTGATACGCATCTTCGGATGATATTTTACCACCCATTTCCATGCATGTAATCACTTCTACTCTTGTTCCAAAGTGTTTTAATGCTTCTTCAAATGTATTTAATTGTGAGTACATAATAACCTCTTAATCGGGATAACCGTCATCATCATCTTCAACAAATACCTCATCATAATCAGAAAGTTCTAATGGTTGTGTGTATGCTGATGGATCAGAGTATACTTCTGATTTTAGCAGATCTACGACGTTTTCCAAAGCTGCGATAAGTTCTTTGAGCTTGGCTTGTTCCATCCTTATTAACCTCAACAAAGGTAATTATAGTTAAAAAAAAGGGAGGCGTCAAGCCTCCCAGTATGTATATTATTTTAGAAGTATCCTACATATCTTCTTACATTCGTTTTGATGATTAATATCACACTCGACTATACATTCATAATAATCTGCGATTTTTTGATTCTCTGCTTCAAGGTCATCTATTGTACTCTCTAAATGACGCCATTCTTCCAATTGAGATCTTGATAGTAGGTTGTGCATTTCGCCCTCCGAAAAAAAGTGATTCATAATATAGGAGGATTTCACTTCATATTCAATTTCCAAATTCTGTATTATTTAGTACACTTTGTGTTAGTTTACTAACATTTATTGCAATTTTACAAAAAGACAAAAAAAGAGAGGGTTTGTAACCCTCTCTGTTAAGTAAGTTTACTAATCACTTAGCATATACTTGACCACGATAGCAAAATGTACCATGGGATTCAGTTGATTCTACACAACGTGTATCATACTCAACACCACGATATGAGGTGTGACTAATCTGTGCGTTGTGAAGTGCAGCAGCTTTGTTGATCTGCTTGCGAATAAGATTAAGTGTATTCATTGTAGTTACTCCTAAAGTAATAGAGGGTTTTTAATCCCCGTTCCTTCAGTCGTTTTCGTCCCAATACCAGTGACATTCTGGTGCTGATTCCCTTACGGTCTCAACTAACTCAACTTTCAATACATCGTCGATGTATTTGCTTGCCTGAATCCTCAGCATAATAGCATCAGTTTGTTGGCAACTGAGTGTGGTATACAAAAGTAACTCTGGTATCATAGGATGAACGCTCCGTTCCGCGACTTACTTGCGTCCCTTTCGGGATGAACGACAGGTCTATTATAGACCTCATACATTATTTAGTCAAGTGCCTTGATATTATTGACTACTATAAAAAAACTTAACGCGAGAAAATTTTGCCGGAGTTTTTTACGCCCGATTTTGGAATTAATTAATCAAATCCGCCACCCTTTCCATTATCAGAATACATCTGACCTCTACCTTTACTGGCTAGAAAGTTATCAAGACCTGTTTGATAATCAACACGGTCTTGAGCATAGTGAGACTCACCTTCGTCTTCTTCTTTTAATGCATCAGGATTCTTATCATAGTAATCATCTAGTTCTTCATGATATTCATCTAACAATTCTTCTACAATCGTTTTCTCTCCATCAAGACGCTTTACTTCATGTAATGGAGAGTCCATAAATTTTCTAATACGCTTATATTTTTTCAACAACTTATCAATTTCACTTTCATTAATAATCTTTGTCTTAGATTTTTTCTTCGGTTGATTTCCAAATCCAAATCCACTCATTTCTTTTTACCTCCCTTAGGTTGAATACCCCACAGTTTTGGACTAATCCTACCTTCTGTTTGGGTCATGTTTTTAAAGTCACGACGATAATGATCCCAATAATGATCAAAAATATCTGATTGCTTGTTAGCCATAACAATATCATAACAGGTAACTGCATCTTGCAAATACTCTACTAGGTATGAATTAGTGGGAAGAGTGCGATCTTCAGATAAACTGGGATCGCACGTTTGATGAATCATTTTAATTTTCAACTACGACCTCCCCATGTAATATCTGAATATGCATCGGATACAAGTGCTTTTGTAATTTTATATCTCTCGCCAAGTCTCTTGTCTTTAATCAAGGCAACAATTTCCGCTTCGCGTGGGTGAAGACCTTCAAGAATATTGATGAACATCAACTCACGTTTGATTGAATTTAGAGAAGTATTACCACCCTGAATAAAATTATAGAACTTATTATATTCGTTTGCAATAGAAGATTTTTGCGCTTTTAAATCTTCTTCAGTACCGTTATAAGAAATAGAATCACGCTTACTTCTGTTTGCAATCTTTTGAGACAAATTTCCAGAAGAAGATCCATCTTCTACAAGATTGCCGTAAGGAACATCTCCTACAGGGAGGAGAGAAATAACAGTATCATCAAAGTTCCAAATAAGAACTGATTTAATATGAACTGATTCGTACTTTTGTAGTACTTCAATTTTTTTAGCCTTGGACCTTTGCTTATCTACAAGGTCCAAGACTTCAAATACAAATGGATTTGGGGGCAAATCAAGATTCACCTTCGTCTTCTTCGTCGTCGAACTCGTCATAACCGTTTTCAAATCGTACTGCTAAAATTTCATCAGGTAGAACATTACCATTTTCGTCAAACATTTCGGGATGCATATAGACGGGTTGTGTTTGTAACACATGTTCCTTTGCTAACCATCCTACCACACCTCCTACAAAAAAGAACATTATTGATACGAGTGTAGTGATGGTTAGAGTTACTGCTAACATTGTTCTAGTCCCCGAGATTTACTTCTTTTTATAATCAAAATAGAATTCAAAGTGGAAACCTATCTCTTGGTTGAAAAGAGATAGTACATTACCGAAAATTACATGGAATTTTTTTGGTTCTGGTTCTTCCTCCCTTCCTTCTTGTCTTAACATCAGCTCAAATCCTCGGTTGATACCGAGATCTGAACTATTTAGATTGTTTTTTTCGTCTTCCGGGTCTTCTATCATAATGATACTGCCTCGCATCGTCAATAATTTTTTGAAGATAAGTCTTCACTTTTCTTGCTTCTGGTTTTCCTAAAAAACCATATGCTTCTTTGAGAGTTTTATGTTGTCGATCTTGACCACCTTTAAGATATTCGGTTAGGTCATCAACGGTTTCCTCAATATTTTTTACTGTTGAACTTTCTAAAAATTGCTGAACATCCATTCTTTTATACTTCTTATGTTTTAGATAAGTATAAAAACTTTTGAGAGGAAATTTATGACTAAAGGAATAGTCAACCGCCTTTTCTACGATGTCGTAGATTTCTTCATCCATTTGCTCTACCACTAGACTAAATTGTTCTCCTTTAGATATCTTGCAGTTTCCATGCATCCACCTAAGTGTTTCATGTTAAGCACAATTTGTGGGAATGTAGATCCCTCTCCAAATTCTTTATAAAAATCGTCACGTTGAAACTCTCGACCTAATTTATATACAACGTGTTTCTGTTCAGCTCTCTGCATCAATTGAACAATTTTGGTGCAATAGGGACAACCGTCCCGAGAGTAAATGATAAAAGTTTCCATTAAAGATTCTCCTCTTGTTCGGCAATAATTAGACAATCCGACTCTGGATAGGTAACACATAGAAGAGCAAACCCCTCTTCCAGTTGATCGTCATCAAGAAATGTTTGATCGCTATTATCAACTTCTCCTTCAAGAACTTTACCACAGCAGGAAGAACATGCACCTGCACGGCAAGAATAAGGAAGATCAATTCCCTGCTCTTCAGCAGCATCAAGGATGTATTGATCATCTTCGCAAGTGATTGTTTGTTCTCCGTCAGAACTTTGAATGGTAATGTTGTATGTGGCCATTATTGTCTCCAGTATGTTTTATATATTAGTTTTTAATGTTCGCTGCGTCACGTTCAAAGATTTCCATACCTTTGTCGGTCAGGATATGGTCATACATTTGCTCCAGAATACTAGGAGGCATCGTTGCAATCTCAGCACCATTATACCAAGAACGAATTGCTCTTTGAACATTGCGGATTGAAGCAGCAAGAACTTGTGTTCTAATTCCATGAATACGATAGAGTTCGGAAATAGATCGAACAACTTCTAGACCCGCCACAGATTGATCGTCAAGGCGTCCTACGAAGGGTGAAACATATGTTGCCCCAGCCTTTGCTGCTAGGACCGCCTGAGAGGCGCAGAAGATCAATGTGACGTTTACCTTAATACCTTGCTCAGAAAGACGTTTACAAACGATCAGACCCTCGCGTGTGCAAGGAACTTTGATGGTAGCGACATTACCAAACTTTTCATAAAGACGAATACCTTCATCATACATCTCAAGATCAGAACCCATGACTTCCATACTGATATCTGGAACACCAATGTCTTTGATCTCTTGATAAACCTCCTCAGGATTACGACCACTTTTCATGATCAAAGATGGATTTGTTGTTACACCATCAACTAATCCTGTGCTGAAATATTTTGAGATTAGTTCAGTGTCCGCTGTGTCTAGAAAAATTTTCATGGTTTTTTTAAGTAATCTTTTTCTGATTTATACAATAGTTTATGATCTTTATCAAGATATATTTGAACACCATAATAAAGATCTGGAATCAACCACTGATCGATTCGATAACAGTATTTCCAATTAACTGGTTGAATGCAATTCATCACTACAACCGTCCAAAATGCCGTTAAGTAATTAATCAGTGTGTACATTTTACTGTATAAATCCCCCTTTTTCAAGGTACTCTCTAGTCAGGGGTGTCGGTTCATAGACCTCCCACATTTTACCATTAGCACATGCTGCTAGAGCATTCATAGTCATGTTCTCTGTTCTACCTGCCCAACCGGCTTCTGCTTCCCACGGCACTGCAGACTTAGGATATGTACGTTCGGCTAAC